TATGACTTGACGTTTAGTTATAGTGGTAAAAAAGAGTATCTGCCTTTTGTGGATAAAGCTATCAAACTAGGTATGCGTATTGCAGTTGTATTTAGATACAAAGATATCATTCCCAAAACTTTCTTAGGTATGCAAGTTGTAGATGGAGATGATCATGACTTGCGATATACAGAACCTATGGGAGTAGTATCTGCCTTGTATGCCAAAGGCGATGCAGTTCATAATGACAATGGATTTGTTGTTGGAGAGAGGAGAGTCGCATGACAACAGTAGAAGATTTATTAAATATGTTTGATTTGCATCAACGTCTATGCAAAGTATCAAACATGAGATCGCTAGACTTTGAGGACTTTACTTTAGTGTTTATACAAAGTAATTACACAAATGTACAAGCGAATGCATTTAAACATTTAACCAAGTTGGTTAAAAATGACTAACAAATTAACACATTATCAAAAGATGGATAGGCTTAGAAGTTTATACATCAAGCATTGTGAGAGGTTTGGTAGGTTAAGTTATGAAAGATACTTAGGTGTTTTAGATGGTTTAGATTTAGCCACTGAGTTGAATGAGAGCATCAAAACATTTGAAAACGATTTACGTAATGTAAAAAATATTCCATCAACCAATAACATGAAAGGAGGTTATCATGGAATTAAACAACAAGCAGACTCTAACTAAACTTAGAGGAGTTATAGAAAAGGCATTAAACAACATGTCAGTTTCAAGTAGATATGAAGATATGTATGTCTTTGAATTAGGCAGTTGCACATACGATAGAGATGGATCAAATGCCACGTTCAAACTTAATGTAAGAGTAAAGGGTGCTAAGACTAGAGAAGAAAAGCAGCTGAACTCTTTTGCTGACTTGGATGATATTGATATCAACAAGACATGGAAAGAGGGAACGAGGGAGTTTAAGCTATGTGGATACAACACAAAAGCACCAAAGTTTCCTTATCTAATGAAGGATATCAATTCGAGTGGCACACAAACTTACAAGATTGGCACATCTACTGCAAAGAGATGGTTTGCTAAAGAGTGTGCTTAAACATTAATCAAGGTGGGATACAATCACGTGTCCTACCTCTCATATACAGAAAGGAATTATTATGAGAAATTTAATCGTAGACGCAGTGTATGATATGGTTGATACACTGTCAGAGAGAAAAAGACCATGTGACATGACAGATGTTCTTAATTATCAACTGAAGTCAAATAGTACACAAGAGTATAAAAGAATTGGAGATTACTATTTGACACATTTGTTACGTAAAATTGTAAAAGATACCGAAAGTCATCATGACAAGGTGGCTACACTTAAAGCTATTATTGAAGAGAAGGATGAGTGTATTCACAAACTATTGCAAGAACGAGAGCCTAAAGGTTGGCGTTACTTCTTTTGTAATATACCTAATAAACCAATAGGTAAAATCTTTATTAGAATGCTCAAGAAGTACCTTAACAAAGATAGCTACACGATACGTGTCAAAGGTCAATATCTTGATGACGAGACCAAGAAGACAGAAGGTTGGAAGAAGTATGAGTATGGTCAACCTATTGGTAAATCTAAATGCTTACGTGTATACATAGACAAAGTATGACTATTATCTTAGACAACAAAGAACACGTTAAGTGTAAAGAGTGTGGCAAGCAGTGCAAGGCTAGTGAGATGTACATGTTTCATAGGTTTTTGTACTGCTTTAAATGTTCAATCAAAAGATTAAAAGAAGAGAGGAGGTTCTAATGACTTGGGTACTTTATGTATTGTTCATGGCAGAAGATCGTACTCTGCAACATATAGCAGAGAAGAAGTTCTTTGAGACAGAACAAGCATGCTATGCACATTATAACAACAACAGAGAGAGTATTGATAAGAGCATATATACTATCATACGACCTAGAATCAATAAGTCACATATACTCCACGTGGGGTGTATGCCTACAACTGCAAAGATGGAGATCAAATGAATAATAATCTTTTCATTGATTGCAAAAAAGAATATGACAAGTATAGGAAGTTGCAGTACGATGCTGAGTGGGATGGGAGACCTAAACAAGCAGACTTGTATAGACAACAAGCCTTACACTATAGAGAACTATTAAAGAAAGGAGTACTATATGAGCCTAAATTCTAATAAAGAAGGTAAGCCATATATTGTCACGTATTGTGACGTTATATACGCAAACTCAGAGAAAGATGCGTACAGAATATTGCTAAGGCAATTGGAGTCTGATGTAGCATGTGGGGAAGTGGGAGCATTTAATTTAAAACCATTAGAGGAGTTAAGGACATGATTAGAGATACATTAAATTGTTTTGGTGGACTACAAGCAGACAGAGTTGCTTTTGGTAGGATAGGCTTGACTATACAAGGCAAGCATTACTGTTCTGAGATAGACCCTTATGCTATAAAGATAGGGCAGAAGAATTATCCTGATACAATACAAGTAGGAGATATATCTAAACTAGATCCAAAAGATTTCCCTAATGTGGATCTATTACTTGCTGGTTCGCCATGTCAGGGATTTTCATTTGCTGGTAAACAGTTGAACTTTGACGATCCACGTAGCAAATTATTCTTTGAGTTTGTTAGATTGATGAAAGGTATAAAACCTAAGTTTGTATTGCTTGAGAATGTTAGGATGAAGAAAGAATCAGAAAACATCATTACACATCACATGGGGTTTCCCCCACAAGCTAAAAACTCTAAATGGTGTTCAGCCCAAAACAGAAATAGATTGTATTGGTTTGGTGAATTAATAGACGGTAAGTATCGTGCTATTCAGATACCACCAATGGAAGACAAGAACATTGTCTTGGCTGACATACTAGAAGATTTACCTTTTGATGACGCACCTAATTATCTCAAGGGTACATGGTGTGGCAGAGTCAGAGGAGATATGGTCAAGTCTGTAGATGATGACAAAGCTCACTGTCTCACTGCATCTATGTGGAAAGGTCAGATACCTACCTTTGTCAAAAGCAAAGATCCTATACATGTAGGCAATGCTAATGATATCAAGGGTTATGATATCATCAAGCGTGTGTATTCACCACAAGGTAAGTCACCTACCTTGACTACAATGCAAGGTGGACACAGACAACCTAAGGTTGCTATTGGTCGCTTGGTCAATCGTAGACTTGATGAGCATGGTGTACGCAAAGACAATCAACTTGAGTTACCACTGACCACACAACTAGAGGTTGGCTCTCATGAGAAATCTAATTGTCTAACTACTGTACAAAAAGATAACGTATTAGTCAGTGACTACAAATACAGAAAGCTTACACCACTAGAGTGTGAGCGATTACAAACTCTACCCGATAATTACACAGAGGGTGTATCCAATACTCAAAGATACAAGATGATTGGAAATGGGTGGACAGTTGACGTAATTTCGCATATATTGAAAGAGATATTAGTACCTAGACAATATTTATAATGAAGGAATTACTGTGAACTATAACGAATATATTTTACTAATTATACTTGGAGTATCTGCATTTTGTTTTAGCATAGGATACTTCATGGGATAATACTTACAAACAACAATGGAGAAAGGAGATATTATTATGCCATTAGACTTTGTAACAAATCCTCTATTTGATTTAGAGGGAACAGACCTTGACTTTAAGATTGAGTACTCACCAACTAAAATGTCAGGAAAAAAATATGTCCACAACTCTGTTACTGGAGATGTCATCGGCATCGTAGGTAGCAAGTTCAAGGCAGCAAATCACATTGACTTTTTCAATGGGATCAAAAAAGCAACACAAGACAACAGACTTCCTCACGAGTTAGAAGGTGCAGTAGTCAAAGTACAAACTGCTAGAAACAAAGCCTTTGCTCTCTTGGATATCAAGTTGCCTAATGTTGAGTATACAATAACAACTAGTAAGCATCAAACCAAGATCAATGAGCGTCTTGTAGCTCTTCATGGTGTCGATGGATCTTGTTCTAATCAAGTGTACACAGGAGGTATTGACTTCTTCTGTACCAATGGAATGATCACAGGTTCATACGAATCCATCAAACGTAAGAATACAAGTGGGTTTGTGTTAGCGTCTTATATCAATGAAGTAAAACAAGCTAGACTTACCTTTGACTCTAGTTGTAACAGACTACAGAAGTGGGCAGATACACCACTCAATGTAGATGGCAAGACATTCTTAGCGAGTATCATCAAGTCAGAAACATTGGCTAAGAAGATGTATGCTCTAGCTTGCGAAGAGATAGCCAAACGTGGCAAGAATGTGTTTGCTCTTTACTCAGCATTTACCAACTACGCATCATACGCTGATGAGAGAAATGGATTCAAGATCAGAGATACTGGCTTTGATACACAAACTGAGACCATGTGGAAGAGAGAGCAACAAGTTGCTAAGTGGATATCTACACCTCAGTTTCAATCATTGTTGGCAGCCTAATGAAGACGATCTTCAAAAGAAAATATGCTATCAATAGACACAAGAAAAAGCATATGCACAAATCACAATCTAAGCAAAGAAAGTCTCTGAAGAGAGGCTTTCACCACGCTAGAGGAGATGTGTTAAACAACTTTGGTTTAAAAACCGGGAGCTAAAATGAAACTAAATAAGTTACAACAAGAGTACTATTTGTCCTTTGATTTCAATAACTTACGCAACGAAACTAAAGCACAGTATAAATACTTTCTTGATGTAGCGATGACTACAGATGTTGGTACTACTCAAACTTTGGGTAGTATCGACCTCTCAAAAATCACTACAAAGATTGCTAAGTTATGCTACGAGAAATGGTGCGAGAAAGGTATTCACATGGCAAATCATGTGATGTCTGTCACAAGAATTTTAATTAACCATGCAATACATATGGAGTATTGTGAAGTAAATGCATTCTCAAATATTAAAAGAAGAACACCACAACCACGAAAAGTAGTTTGGTCAAAAGAAGATGTTAAGAAGTTTTTAGATGTAGCCTATTCTGATTTTAAATCTAGGAACATAGGATTGATTGTTCAGATGGCTTACGAATGGTGTCAGAGATTAGGAGATATGAGGACACTAACTTGGGATTCAATAGACTTGGATAAAAAGAAAGCACATATAACACAATCAAAACGAAGAGCAGAAGTTTTTCTACCAATATCAGATGACTTAAATGACATGCTAAAATCTCAGCATACAGACTTCGGATTCCAAAAGTATGTTGCACCTAGACCGAGACCAAGAAGAGGCTTGTACGAGCCTTATTCGCTCACTAAACTACCTTTTATTGGCAGAGAGTTAATGGATAGGGCAGGATTGTCAAAAGAATTACGATTATCTGATCTACGAAGAACAGGTACAACTGAGATGGTAGACGCTGGAGTTTCGATGGGAAATATCATGTCTGTTACTGGACATTCTAATCCTCAGAGTGTTAAACCGTACATGAAGAATACCTTTGCATCAGCTAACGTTGCACTTAATTTAAGAAAAAATTTGACGGATTAAAATTAATATGGTAAAAGCAATTGAAATTGCCAAACGGTACATCTATAACCTAGACATATCTAATGGTGAAACAATAAGAACTAATTGTCCATCTTGTAATGGTTATAAAACATTTACAGTGACTAACAATATGGGTTTATTAGTATGGAATTGCTACAAAGCATCATGCAATGTAAGTGGTAATTTAAAAGTAAATTTATCTGCAGAAGATATAAAGCAGATAAAAGATGAGGTTTCTCCTCCTATTCCCTCATCATTTGAATTGCCTGAGTATGTTGTTCCCTACGACAACAGAAAAGAAGTGCATGATTTTTGTGCAAAATGGGATATCGACCCTATCAAACTTGATCTCTACTACGATGTCAAAGAAGATAGGGTTGTATTTCCTATAAAAGATAACAATCAAATTGTTGATGCCACAGGTAGAGCATTAACGAATCAATCTCCCAAATGGAAACGCTACGGTAATAATAACTTGCCTTATCATTTTGGCTATGGTAAAACAGCAGTTGTTGTAGAGGATTGTGTTAGTGCTGCTGTCATTGGTGGTAGCATATATGTCGGGGTTGCAATTCTTGGTACTTCTTTGTCAGATGAACACAAGAATTTTATATCGCAATTCTCTACAGCAATAATAGCACTTGACCCCGATGCTATGCCTAAAATATTTGCATTTGCAAAAGAACTGAGAGGATACGTAAAAGACATAAAGGTATTAAGATTAAAAGACGATCTGAAATACTTTAAAGAAGACGATATAATGAACCTATATAACCTAACCCCGAAGGAGTAAAATATGGAATTAGCATTATTACGAAGTCTTATGGACAGAGACTTCTACGAAGAACATCGTGGAGCTAGATGTCCAGATCGACTATTCAGCAAAGACGCTAGAAAGATAAAACAATCCATTGATTCTGCAATGGACAGATATCAAAGAACAGTTACACCTGATGAGATTGAAGCATTGTTTATGACTAACAATCCATCTATGACAACTGCACAGAAACAAGCGTACTCATTATTATTTCAACAAGTAAAAAGAGAACAACCTCTTGGTGGAGATGTAGCACAAGAAGTTTTATCTAGATTGTTTCAACAAGTCATTGGAGAAGATATTGCCAACTTAGGATTTGATTATGTGAATGGAACAAAGACTAGCTTAGAACCA